GCCGATGTCAGCGGCGCTCATGTTCACGGGCTCCTGTTGAATGTCGAGTTTGTCGAGCACAGCAGCGCGAGCCTCGTCGATAGAACGACCAGATTCGATCAGCTGGCGGCCGAGGTCGGCCATGCCGTGCTTATCGCACAGCGCGGAAATGCCAGCAATGCGGGAACGCTCAGCCTCAGCGGCTTCGGCCCGCACCACTGCCAGATCAGGGGTGGTGTTTTCCATTGAAGGAATGGGATCGGGTGTTGGTGCTGCCGAAGCAGCAGTGTCTTCCTCTAAAGATCGGCCAATCCCAACGCCGGGGTCAGCCGGCACTGAGACAACGCTGATCTCGTAAGGAGACCAGGCAGTAGCAACAAAGTCGCCACTGCCGCGCTCCTCCATTTTGTCGATGGAGTAGCCGAAGGAGACATTCCGAAGAACGCCATCCTTCACGTCGCTCAAGATTTCCTGAGCGAATGGGTTGCGGCTGAACCGCACACGGGCATAACCACGCCGGCGTTTGCCGTCGATGTATGCCCGCTCAACCACACCAATCACTTTGTCAGGGTTGTGGTTGAACAGCAGTGGCGCACCATCGTTCAGACGGCTCAGATCCGCAGCCTTGCCTTCATGGCTCAGAATCTCATTGCCGAAATAACGGGCAACCGGATACTCGGAACTGAAGGGAAACTCAAAGGTCCGATCTTCAACCTCATCAAACGCAGTCATCTCGCTGCGCTGATACTTGCCAGTCAAGCTGCGCAGTGCTGCGATCTTCGTCAGCGTCGAGAACTTATGACCAACCAGTGTCTCGGTTGGCTCCCATCCTTCCTCGCCCTCGCTGTAAATCCGAATCAATGCAGCCGGATCCTCAGCCGAGGCATCAATGCTGAACTCAGTGTCGGATACGCCAAGCGTGCCCTCGCGCATTACATGCTCAATCCGGCCACGCGCTGTGCCGCCACTTGAATCCCACTGCACGAAATCGCCTTCGCTCAGCTCGCCCGGCGCCGCACGATCGGCTTCACCATCACCCGTAGCTTCCTCAAACTCGATCGGTTCAAAGTCATGCTCAGCTAACCACTCACGCGCCTCGGCTGGTGTGAACTGCGAGCTACGGAAACGAATCGCCTGAACCTCAGACTCTCCTTCCTTGATCCCGTAGATGAAATCAATGCCTGGGCCGCCCGCATCGTTCTCTCGACGAAGCGAGTCGTACTGATCGGGATCAGTCAACCGAGCAGCGTGCTCGTTCGGATAAGGGCGCCCTAAGTCCACTGCGCTTCTTTCTTGTATTGCTTTGATTCTATCGGCCTTTGATGTAGCCCAGCTTTGTCCTGCATCGCCGCCCCACGCTGCCCATGCCACGCGTCCAGGTGAGGGATAGCCGTCCTCCCCAGGGCTGAATCCTTCGCCCTGCTTGTCCACCTCATGCCGCGCGAACCATGCTGCCATCGTGATCACCGTGTCAGCACTCAGCTCATCACCACTCAGGATCTGACGCGCTCTGGCCGCGGCCACCTCAGTCCCGCCATCACGTCCCTCATCTTTCCAGTCTCGATACCGTTGCGCTTCCGCCTTCATCCCATCAGTGGGCATCAGGTCGATCTCTTGCCCTTCAATCGTTGCCATCAATCCTCAGGCGCCTCGGTCGGATCCTCAAGCACTGATTCCTCCTCGTACTCCTCCTCCTCCATCGGTGGACTGGTCTCGTCAAACGCCGGCACCGCACCCATGTTCAACGGTGCTTGCACTGCGCCGCCTTCAGTCACCTCGCTCGGATCCGTATCCGTCACGATGTTTAGCTCATCAAGCATCGCAAGCTCAGCCTGACGCGCCACCAGCACATCCTCAAGGTCGCCGCCCTGCTCAGCAATCACCTGGCCCAGCGTCTTGAAGCCGCACCGCACTGCGGTCTTGTAAGCATCCACCTCACGCTGAGGATCCACCCACTCCCAGCTGCGCGGCACCCAACGGCTGGCACGGTAGCGATCGGGGCTGGTCTCATACCCAGGCAAGTTCAACGCACCGCTCAGCACCGCCATGTCAAGCCACTTCTCAAATACCTGCTGGTGGAAGTTCTCGATCATGTACCGCTGCAACACGCGATAGGTGTCGCGCTCCTCAAGCAAGCTCAGCCGGCTGCTGCTGTAGTTGCTCTCTGAGAAGTTCTTGCTGATGCTCTCAAAGCTGACGCCAACACCAGCAGCAACAGCACGCAGCATTGAACGGGTGAACGGCTCCAGCTGACCATCGGGACTGTTCAAGTCCGGCACCGTCACGCTCTCGCCGGGCTGCAGATACTTGAACACTCCGGGCTGAAACTCACTGACCCGCTCGCCTTCATACACCTCATCGCCAACCAACTCGCCCTCAGGGCTGGTGATGAATCCCATCAGTGCGCTGCTGGCCCGAGCACGCACCACCTCGGCCTCCTCGTAGCCCTGCAACATGTGCAGCCGCATCAGCGCCGATGCAAACCAAGTCACGCCCCTGGTCTGGCCAGGTCGCTCAGGCATGAACAGATGGATTACCTCATCAGCAGGAACACGGATCCGCCGGCCATTGGTCCGTGCGTTGCCCGCATAGGTATCACCCGGATGGTTGGCATAAAAGTGATATGCCTGCGGTCTCAGATACTGATCAACCTCGATGCCCATCCGCACCGTGTTGCCATCACGCGCCTGCGGCACATCATCATCAATCAGATAATCAGCCTCCAGCACCTGCAAGGCAAACGGCACTTTGCTGTCGCCAAACGGGCGGCGGATCATCCTGATGAACACCTCACCAGACTCAGCCAACGAACGCACCAGCAGGCGCTCCATATCGTGGAAGCCCAGCAAGCCGCTCACATCGCAGCGGCTTTTATGCATCCATTTCTCCCATGCCTCGTGGATCTGACCGTTGATGGCCTCATCCAAACGGCCACCACGCAACATCCGCACCTGACCCTGGTGCCTGATGCCGTGCCCGATCACATTGTTCTGGATGGCACGCACCGCTTGACGCGCATAGTCATTATCCCGGCACAGCTGCCGCGCACGGTTGCGCAATGCCTTGAAACTTGACTTGATCTCGCTGTCGGCGCTAGTGCCGCTCGTCACCCAGTCGGCAGTCAGCCTGCTAACGCGCGCACCCTGGTACGCACGCTGCCGTTGCTTGACAGGCTCAAAGCCCATCGCGCGAAACAGTCGAGTCCTCAGTCCCATCTCAGAACCTCACAAACAGATTATGCGGATTGCCAAGCCCATTGGCGATCAGTTCCGCCATCTGTTCACGCTTCACCTCAGCCTTTAGCTTAGATTCCAGCGCCATCAAATCATTCAAGCTGTAACGGCTCAGGCTACGGTTGCCGATCGTGTACTGCTGGACCGCACCGCCACTGATCAGCGAACGGATCGAAGCCTGCACAGCATCAAGATCCTTCTGCGCTTGGCTCCTGCCATCCAGCGCACCAGGCGTGCCCGCATAGCTCAACGCCGCCAACACTGTCAGCTGACCACTGCCCAGTGTGATCACTGAACCGGCTTTGCTCGCGATTGCCTGCCAGTACCAACTACCCGCATCAAACCCAGCACTGGTGGCAGCCGTGATCGTGAACTCCCAGCCCGTGCCATACGCAGTGCCGGTTACGTTCGCGCCCTCGCTCGCCGTGTTCGTCCGCAGCCAATACGTCAGCGTGTAATCCGAGCTGCTAACCGCATTGCCCAGATTGTCCACACCCTGAACATCACGCCACTGGATCGTGTCGCCTGCTCTGATCTCGCTCGGGATGTTCACGGCCTACCAGTTGCTGACAAATCCGGGCCCTGCCGCAGACGGCTGTGGCTTCCTTGATCTTAGCGGCGCTTTCTCGCCAGCCTCCAAGCGATCACGCAGTTGCTGCCACATCGTCGCACGGTTGAACTTTCGATAGCTCAGCTGCAATGCCGCATACGCATACACCGCACAATCCAAAGCCTCATTGCGATCGCCTGATTTCTTAACCCACTCCCGCACAGGGAATCCCTTGAGATACCTCAGCGTTTGTTTCTCAGCCGTCAACTGCTTGAAATACTCCGCATCGGCAGCCATCCCGAATCGCAATCCACCGGGCCCATCCTCGTTGTGCTTCATCCGCCCAAACAACGTGGTCTTGATCGTGTCACTGCCCACGCTGAACAGCGTCACACCACGCTTCACGATCCGACCCTTCCAGTTCACATCCACCTTGTTGCCCTTGCTAACCGCAGCACTACCCCTCTTGCTGCTGCCCTTAATCGCCACCACACCCTGCCGAACGCGATCGCGCACGTAGTTGTAGACCTCATGCGTGCAGTGGCCACCAGAGTCAACCGCGATCTGGCTCAGCTTCAATTCACGTCCGCCCTCACCTCGCCATCCAGTAGCAATCACCTGATCCAACTGCGCCCATACTTCCGTCTGCGTCGGGTCACCCATCAGCTCCTGGTGCCACACCAGCCAGCCCGTCTCGCCCTCACCCCATCCCCATACGCTCACCGCTAGTCGGTTGTCCTGCACGTCAACGCCAGCGGTCAGCAGCAGCACGCCATCAGGGCACGTGCCAGGGTCGTACGCAAATCGCTTGGCCATCAAGCCATCGGCGCTCACCTTGCTCGCATAATCCTCCTCCCACGTCTCCGCCAGACGGGTGTTGACAAACGACTTCAGCATCGGCGCATCAGCCTTTGCCCGCAGGAAGTCGTCCACCATGTCCGCCCAGCTCAACCAACCCAGCGGCGAATACAACCCGCTCAGCTGAAAGCCAGCTGTCTTGCCATCGCTCGGTGCTGTCGCCCGCCACTCGCCCTGCCGCAACAGCGCCGGCTTGTGGATCTCAGCGAACCGCTCATGGCAGTGCTCGCACTCATACATCACAGTCGATGGATCATCGTTATGCCACTTCAGCTGCGGCCACTTCAACCATTGCATCTCCCCACAACTCGGGCACGGCACATAGAACCGCCGCTGATCACTCCGTTGATATTCCGCCTCGATCCGGCTGAAGTCCTTCACGGTCGGCGTGCTGGTCAGCAGGATCTTGCGCCGCGCAAATGTCGTCGCACGCTTCTCCGCCAAACTCACCGGATCGCCCTCGCCGTCCACATCAGCCGGGAACGCATCAACCTCATCCATGAACAGGTAGCGGCACGGCGTTGAGCGCAGGCCGGTAGAGCTGTTCGCCCCGGTGAGCAACATCAAGCCACCAGGGAACTCCTTGGCAAACATCGTGTTGCCGCTGTCGCGGCTTCTGGCCGGCGCAATCCGCTCCGACAAGCAAGGCGTCTCGGTGATCAGGCTCTCCAGCCGCTGCTTGCTCAGCCTCTTGGCCATCTCCACCGTGGGCTGCACCAGCAACATTGGCCCCGGCGCGTGCGCAATCACGTAGCCCAAAAAATTGCTGCCCGCTTCTGTCTTGCCCGTCTGCGCCGCGAACATCATCACCACCCGCTGCACCGGGCTGCTGCTGCTCAAGCAGTCCATCGGCTCCTTCAAGTAAGGAGTCCTTCCCGTCCGCCATGGACCAGGCTCCGCGCTGGCCTTGCTGCTCAACCGCCGGTGCTTATCCGCCCACTCACTCACCGTCAGTGGTGGCTCAGGCCGCAGCCCATCCATGAACGCCGCGCGCCAGACGCTCACAGCAGCGCCCCCTGCACGTCGCCCACCTGCACCCGCTGGCGTGCGATTTCCAGATACTCGGCCTCGCGCTCGATGCCGATGAAATCAAACCCTTCCAACACAGCGGCCTTGCCGGTGCTGCCGCTGCCCATAAACGGATCCAGCACCACGCCGCCCGGTGGTGTCACCAGCCGGCATAGGTAGCGCATCAGCTCGGTCGGCTTAACGGTCGGGTGGTTGTTGCCTTCGCCGCGATCGGCCTTGCTCGCTTTTGCGCAGTAGAAGAACCGGGCGGCGTTGCCGCTGTCGCCTATGGGCGGCCTGTTGGGCGTGGCTGAATACAAGCCTTTGCCGTAGGTGTTGTTTTCTCTCCCGTCCCTATTGACGCCATAAACAGCACCTGGCGCTGGCTTGCTGCTGTTGCTTTCAGGAAACAACCCCACCACCTCATCGCTGCCGTCGTGGATCAGGTTCGCTGGCCAGCGGCCACCAGGATGCGCTGCTTGTGGTTCGCAATCGAGCTGCCCACTTCCGCCTCCTACGGTCTTGCCGCCACGAATGTCACATCGAGTCGTGCTGTTGCGTTCCCATGTGCCAGCCACCCGGCACCCATCCACGTTGATCGCGCCGGTGCCGAACAGCTCGACGTTGCCCGCCACTGTGGCCACCAGCGGCTTGCGCGCCACCGTGATCGGCTCCAGCGCAGGCTTCAACGCCGTGCCCCAGCCTTGCCAGTCGCCGTCCAGGTTGCGGCTCTTGGGGAACCCCGACCCATAAACCCACGCGATCATGTCGCGGATCTCAAAGCCCGCATCCTCGATCTGCACCGCCATCCGGTGTTGCGTCCTGGTACCCGCAAACGCCAGCAGGTGCCCGCCAGGCTTCAGCACCCGCAACACCTCACGCCATACCTCCACCTGCGGCACGTCGTAGTCCCATGCCTTGCCCATGAAGCTCAGCCCATAGGGCGGATCCGTCACGCACGCATCCACGCTGTTGTCCGGCAGCTCGCGCAGCCTCTCCAGACAATCCCCGTGCAGCAGCTCCATCACCCCTCCACCTCCATCAACGACACCAGCGCATCACGGTGCTCATCGCTCAGTAGCTGGTGGATCACCACCGGATCTGTTTCGCCAGCCAGCTGATGCGAGAGCCGGTCCGCCAAATTACTCAGCGCCTCACGCACGCTCCGCCCAACCTGAAACGCACTTTTCTTCACCTCATCAGCTGGCACCAACTCACCACGCTGTTGCGCTACCTGCAACTTCGCCAGCTCAGCCTGATAGTGCTCACGCCGCGCACGGCTTTCATTCAGATCCGGGATTGCATCATCAGGCAATGCATTGACCCGTGCTTTCAACTCACGCTCATCAGTAGGCAAAGGCGCCTCCACATCATCCGCCTCATCCACCTTTGCGTTGTTGTTCTTCAGCGTGTTCTTCCGCCATAGCTCCAGCGCCAAGTCGCGGTCGAGCCATTTCTTCCCGTCCTTCTCAACTACCGCTCCAGCGATACGACTCTTGCTCGCATGAGTCACCGCAGCCTTGGTGCAGCCCTTGATGTACGCGAACTCGCTGAACGTGACCAGCAAAAGTTAAACGTGTTTAATCTCTCTAAACAGATACTAAACCGCACTAAACTGCATTGGGGAAGTCCCGTTTTTAGTCTCGGTGAGATCCCTTGCGCCGCAAGGCTTTAGAGCTTTTCAAGGCTGACGCTAGAGGAAAGCCGCGCGTGCGAACTACC